GTCACATATATGTCTATCGAAAACTATTGGGTTACCCGCGGGATACCCATGCAGTCTGCGCATATATACAGCGCATACATATACAACGCAAATCGAAGTTCAAATAACGCAATGAAGTTGGGGGTTTTGTAATGCCAAAAAATGGTCGTCCACCTATTCCGACGAAGCTGAAAATACTGAAAGGTGAGACGCGACCTGGGCAATTGAACAAGAACGAAGCGACATTGCCGCCGAAACGACCAGATCCACCGCCGGATATGAGCGACGAGGCGATGAAAATTTGGAATAATCTTGTGCCGCAGCTTGACCGCATGGGAATTTTGACGACAATCGACCAAACGATTCTTGGCTTTTTGTGCCAGGAGATCGCCAGGGCGCGCCGATTCTCAAAGCTGTTTGATGATTCAGCGCCGTTAATCAAAGACGATCGCGGCAAGATGCGCAAAAACCCGATGTCGCAGTTGGTACGCGACAGCATTTTGGTTGTTGCACGGCTGTCGTATGAGTTTGGGCTGACACCAAGCGCACGCGCAAAGCTGATGTCACACGACTTCGATGGTGAAACCGACCTCGAACGGTTGTTGATGTGAACAAGGACCTAGCCGTTGCGCCACATTGTGATCCGTCTGTATTGCACGCACCAGGTGAGTGCAGATATTGCGATGAGTATTCCGACTGGCAAGAACTGCGCTTGTTGTGGCGAATCAATTTCACTGGCGAACATGATGAGAACAAAGCACCGTGTCCGTCGACTGCGTTTCGTTCTGAGGATGGAGTGAATCGCTGGGGCGGGAACGTAGCTCAACCCGGTCGGGCAGATTCGCAGCCTGACAAAGAGGCGGCGACGTTAGATAGTGCGATTGATGTGTTGCATCGCCGATTCAAGAAGCCAGGTTCGTATCTGCTTCGCTGGAATGTCTTGTTTCTGCGCGGCGTGGCAAAGGATCTTCGCGATCGAAAAGCCGAGGTGTCGTCATGAGTGAAAACGTCTGCAATTGCAGCCACAAGGTCTATCCGCATTTCAAGACTTGCGATTGCCCGATGACTGCTGTCGAGCGTCGTCGCGAAAATTCCGCCGAAAATTTTGAAGAAACGCCGGAGCCGTCGCACGCTGAGTTCTTTGTCCGCAATCCGGTGCACGTAATTTTAGAAACGAGAACACCCGCATGAACAACGTGCTCCCTGATCTTGAATCGCTCCGTGTTCCGCTTGAGCGCGTGTCACCACTGCCTGGCAATCCTCGCCGCGGTGACATTGATGCAGTAGCCGCGTCACTTGAGATGTTCGGACAGCACAAGCCGATCGTCGTGCGGCGCATGGGCAAGGACAAAAAAGGCAATGACTTAGGAATTGTGCTGGCCGGCAACCACACGTTGGCCGCAGCCACTCAACTCAAGTGGGATTCGATTGCTGTCGTGTGGACGGATGACGATGATGTGTTTGCCAAAGCGCGTGCGCTTGCTGACAACCACACGGCTGAGCTGGGTTCGTACGATGATGAAGCACTTGCCGCCATGCTGGCCGATGTAGCGACCTCGCCTGAGTTGTTGGCCGCAATATCATTTCCCGACCAGGAAATTGCAAGGTTGTTGCACCCGCCGAGCCTCGATAGTTTCCCCGATGCCGAGGCGCCCGGCGTCGCTCTTGCAAACACAGTGAAGTGTCCAGCCTGTGGTTTTGAGTTTGAGCCGGTGACCAAATGAACAACGTGCTGGCCGACCTCAAACCATTGTTGACGCCGCTTGACCGCCTGGCACCGTTGCCTGGCAATCCACGCCAGGGTGATGTCAATGCGGTTGCCGATTCGCTTAAAACGTTCGGGCAACACAAGCCGATTGTCGTTCGTAGAACAGGCAAGAACGCTAAAGGCCACGATACTGGCGTAGTGCTTGCAGGTAATCACACGTTGCGCGCAGCCACGCAACTCAAGTGGGATGCAATTGCAGTTGTGTGGACGGACGACGATGAGTTGTTTGCAAAAGCGCGTGCGCTTGCCGACAACAAGACCGCCGAACTGGGTTCGTCCGATGAGGTGCTGTTAGGAACGATGCTGGCCGACATTGCGGCGAAACCTGAACTGCTTGCAGTGGTTGCGTTTAGCGATAAGGAATTACAGCGCTTACTTACTAAAGCCGTTGCCACAGACTCCGACGAGTTTCCCGAGTATGACGAGACAAGTGCTGATCAAGTCAAGATGCTTTCGTGCCCGCAATGTGAATGTGAGTTCCCGGCATGACCGCGTACTCTGATTTGCTTGATGCAACTTGGAAAGCGCACTTGTTACCTCGCGCCGCCGATGCTCCGACTGTTGTGTCGACGTTTGCCGGCTGTGGTGGTTCCAGCCTTGGCTATTCCGCAGCTGGATATCGCGAGTTGCTGGCCGTTGAATGGGAAGCAAACGCCGTTGAGACGTTTCGGCGGAACTTCCCTGATGTGCCGGTATTTCATGGCGACATTGCGGCGCTTGATCCCGCGTCGCTGAACCTTGCGCCCGGTAAGCTCGATGTCTTGGATGGTTCGCCACCGTGTCAAGGTTTCTCGACGGTTGGCAAGCGCAAATTCAGTGACTCACGCAATCAATTGTTCTTGCAGTACGTGCGCTTGATTGAAGCATGGCAACCAAAAGTGTTCGTTATGGAAAATGTGTCAGGCATGGTCAAAGGAAAGATGCGGTTACTGTTTGCCGACATCCTCGCCGCGCTGAAAGAAGCGAAACCGGGTTACCGCGTCACCGCTCGTCTTGTCGACGCGTCACGATTGGGTGTTCCGCAAAAGCGAATGCGCATGATTTTTGTCGGCGTCCGTAGTGACTTGAATATGGAGCCAGTTCACCCGCAAGCGGTTGCTGGCATTACGACCGTGCGCGCTGCTATCGCCGACTTGGCCGATCCTGGAGCGTTTGAAGTACCTATTGGAAAGGCGGCTGCACTTGCGCCGTATGTGATGCCCGGCAGAAGGGGTCAAGATGTTTTGAAAGCTGCCGGCAAGAAAGACACGCACTGGGGCGTGATTCGTATTGCATGGGATAAGCCAGCACGCACGGTTGTGAAGTCATTTCGAGCAGGGCAAGCAGGTTTTTTGCACCCGGCGGAAAATCGTTTTCTTGGAACGCGTGAGTTGAGCCGGTTGCAATCGTTTCCTGATCAGTTTCAGTGGGGCGAATCAACGTACATGGACATCCATGCGCGCATTGGCAACAGTGTCCCGCCGCTGCTCATGCGTGCCGTGTCGCAGACAATTCATGAACGACTGTTGGCGAATGTTGGTGACAACCGTGATCGCTCATCGGCATGAGTCATGAACAAAAAAGCTCTGTACTTCGACGAAGACCGGGCTGACCGTACGCAAAGATTTTTTGAGCGGCTGCTGGTTCACACTAAAGGTCGTTACGCGCGCAAGCCGTTTATCCTTGCGCCGTGGCAGCGTGACGAAATTATTCGTCCGTTGTTCGGCACAGTGCGCTATGACAAACAACTTGATGCATGGGTGCGTGCGTACACGCTTGCTTGGATTGAAATTTCGCGCAAGAACGGAAAATCCGAGATGGTCGCGGGTTGTGGTTTGTACCTGCTTTCAGCCGATGGCGAAGAAGGCGCAGAAGTTTACGGATGTGCGCGGGATAAAGACCAGGCAATGGTCATTTATCAAGTTGCTGCACGCATGGTTGAGCTGTCGAAAGTACTGAGCAAACAGCTAATACTTATTCCGTCGCGCAAACGCGTTGTTGATCGAAAGACAGGCAGCTTTTACCAGGTTATTGCCGCCGATGGACCCGGTGCGCTTGGCGTCAATCCGCATGGCGTGCTGTTTGATGAAGTGATCACGCAGCCATCGCGTGAATTGTGGGACGCACTCAAAACAGGAATGGGTACTCGTGACCAACCGCTCATGCTCGCAGCGACAACCGCCGGCAACGATCCAAAGTCGATGGCGGCAGAGGAACATTTGTATTCGTTACAGGTGCAGGACAATCCGAAGATGGATCCGTCGCGCTTTGTATACGCTCGTAATACGCCTCCTGATGCTGACTGGCAAGACGAAAAGAACTGGGCGCATGCAAATCCGGGCCTTGGTGATTTCCTTCGTATTCAGACGTTGCGCGACGAATGCATTGAAGCGCAATCGTCGCCAGCAAAGCAGAATGCATTTCGACAATTCCGGTTGAATCAATGGGTGCGTCAAATTACGCGCTGGCTCGACCTTGGCTTGTGGGATGCAAACGCTGGGCTTGTTGTTGAGGATGATCTTGTCGATAGAGATTGCTTCGGCGGTTTGGACCTTGCATCACGTAGTGACTTTGCAGCGTGGACGCTGTTCTTTCCTGGCGACGATGAGGGTGACCACGTGCTTGCACGATTCTTTTTGCCTGAGGCAGCCGTTGAACGCCGCGGGCCGATGCAAGAATCACTTGAAGCGTGGGCTGCTGATGGGTTTCTGACGATCACGCCCGGCGCGATTCTTGATTATGACGCAATCGCGAATCAGGTTGATGCCGATTGTGTTCGCTTCAATGTTCTCGCCGGTGGTTACGACCGGTGGAATGCCGATCAGCTTGTGCGCACGATCGACGATGCAGGGCTCGAAATGATCCCGATTCCGCAGACAACGAATTCGCTCAACTCTGCGTGTCGCGATTTGGAACGCCGCTTAGGTCTTGGCCGCTTTCATCATGGCGGCAATCCCGTGTTGCGTTGGATGGCGGACAACGTGCAAGCGTTCACTGATGCAAACGGAAATATCAAACCGGACAAAAAACATTCACACGAAAAGATTGATGGGATTGCAGCAATGGTTATGTCACTGAAAATTGCCCTTGAGTGGGAAGGTGGCGCGTTTGCGGCTACCGCCGGAACTGGAGAAGAACAATAATGATCGTCATACTTCTTGTGTTGCTCGTGATTGCAGTTGGCGGGCTTGTCGCTGTCTTGTGGTTGCGCCGTCCCGATCGCTGGCTCAATCAACGCATGGCGCGCCGCGTTGTCGTTCATACTTCCGACAATCAATCGATTGAAGGATTACTAACCAGCGTTGCGCCTGATGGTCTTGTGCTCGGTGCCGCAATTTATCTTGACAGCGGAGCGGAGCCGGTGCAGTTGGGTGGCGATATTTGGGTTCCACGAAACAAGGTTGCGTTAATCCAAATCAAGGAGCCTACAAATGGATGATCAATTCATCACGGTTAAAACGGTTTGTCCGGACTGTCAAAATCTCAATCGGCAATGGCGTCGAGCGTGTGGGCGTTGTAACCATACGGGCTACCTTGCTGACAAGAAGGTCAAGAATGAGCCAGGCAAGCCGCTCAACTTTGGCGGTATTCCTACAAAGCCCATACCCGATGATGCTCGCAGCCTGCAACGATCAGCGCCGTGAAGGTTCTCACGTCCAGCGGACGCTATCAATCTGTCGATCAACGATCCTGGCCGCTTGCCGGCGTTGACTTGCCGCGGCCGACTTCATCGGCCTATTCAGCATTGCCGATGGCGCGTTTGCCGACTGGTGAAGCAAGATTGATGAGCCTGCAACGCATTTACCGCTCAAATCCTTTGGTGTTTGCGTGCTCGAACTTGCTTGCAAAAGGTTTGTCCACGTTGCCGCTCAAAACTCTCCAGCTTGATGCCGATGGACAGCACCATCGCGTACGCGGAGATTTGCCAAATCAGCAAGGTCGACCATCTGCTGGGGCGCGGCTTGACAATCTCATGCGTTATCCGGCGCCGTTGCAGTCGCGCCGCAAGTTGATCTACAAATCAGTGATTGACCAGTGCGTCTACGGCGACGCGTTGTGGAGCGTGCAAAAAGGCCAAGATGGGCCAAGTGAATTGTGGCATGTTCCGTGGCGCAAGGTGCAAGTTAACGAGGGTGACACGACGCCGGTCGTTATGTATGAAGTAAAGGGCACACGCGGCACACGTAGCTTGATGCCTGAGGACGTAGTTCACTTTTCATGGGGCGCAGATCCTGAATCACAAGTGTCGACATCGCCACTTGAAGCGTGTCAATACACGATTGCGCTTATGGAGGCAATCAATCGTCACCTGATCAACTACTACGGCAATCGTGCGCGGCCGTCTGGTATTTTCAAAGTGCAGCGCATGCCGGATGACAAAGCGCTTGCGAAGATGCGCGAAATGCTCAAGCAGCTTTACACGGCGCCTGAAAATGCTGGCAATGTTCTGATCACATCGGCAGAGTTCCAGCCGATTGCAGAAGAAACCGGTGTTCCGACACTTGTTGAGTTGATCAAGTTAAGTCGCGAAGAAGTTTGCATGGTTTACGGCACGCCGCCGCCGATGGTCGGACTGCTCGAGCGCGCAATAAAGGCAAACGTTGCAGAACTGCGCGAGATGTATTTGCGCGACGGCATTGGTCCATGGGCCATTTCCTACGAGATGGAAATGATGACGCAGCTCGTTAATCCTGTTCCGACCTGGCAATATCACGTCTTGCAATTTGACATCAACGAACGCTTGCGCCCTGCACTTGAACAACGTGCTCAGACGTATCGCAATCTTGCCGGTGTTTACACGCCGAACGAAATGCGTGGCGATGAAAACCTTGATCGCATTGAGTCTGCCGAAGCTGATCGGCCATGGATGCCATCGGGCACGATTCCTTTGGGTCTTGGTGTGCCGACAACTGTTTCTGACATCACTGTCGATCCGGCTGATCTTGTTGAGCCTGACCCTGATGATGGTGGTGACACGGACAATCCAGGCGAACTGGATGACTGAGTTCGGCTAGCGCATTGTCATTGTGCGTCTATGTCGACAATTACCGGTGGTTCTGCTGTCAAGGGTTCGCAAGTTCGTGTGCTGATCGTCTCTGGCACCAACGAACAATCACGGTCTATCGAGTCAGAGCAACTCGTGAGCGTGGATGCTGTTGGAAATTGGGCTGCAAATGTCACGGGCCCGACAGCAGCCGGTACTTATGTTGAAGTGCAGGTGCCACATGCAAATGGGCCCGATACGTACTCGGCATTTTCGCTGGCAGATGACGAGGGTGGCACGGTTGCCGCTCTTGTGGCTGCTCATCCGGTTACGGTCACTGCTCGCACTGCTGATCTTGCTCCGCTGTTTGCCGTGTTGGCGTTGGTTTCTGCAGGTGCTGCGGACACAATGCCAAAGGAATCGATCCCGATTCTTGGTGCAAACAGTGAGGGTGCTGTTGGCGATGGTCCATGGACAATTGCTGCAACCACTGGTGTTGCAGGTGTCACGCTGACCGCTCCTGCTTTCGGCGCCGGCACTCTGGTCGCTAACAAGATTGAGCTGTCCGTTTCCGATGCTGCCGGTACGCAAAAACTGGTTCTTGATGTGATCGGCACACCGATTGCGTTGACAACAGGCCAAGTGCTTGCAGTCGACTTCACGAGTGCGACTGTGGTTAAGGCAACTGGCGCTGACCTGGTGTGGGATGGCACAAGCAAGCAGATCAAGTCAACTGCCGGTGGCGAGTTCCTTGTCGATGCGCTTGTGATCCTTACGCCTACCAACCTGGCTGCGTAGAACGCTCCGCTAGCGCGCTGGAAATCTGCGCTTATGTCGGTCATTGAAAACCCAGCACCCTCAACGGGCGTTAAACGGCGCATTCGTGCAGACTTTCGTGCTTTGCCCGATCAGGGTGAAGGAAAGTTTGAAGCGCTGGTCAGTGCATACGATGTTGAGTATTCAATTGGCTGGGGCTGGTCAGAAAAGATCGCACCTGGCGCGTTTGCCGAGTCTATTGCTGAGTGCGATGGCGTAATCCCTGTGTTCTACGAACACGAGTGGGACCAGGCGCCCGTAGGGAACGCCGTTGCGTCTGAATCAAGCATGGGCTTGATTGTTCGCGGCGAGTTGTATATGGGTCTTGACCCGTTTGTTGCACGTATTTGGCAAGCAATGTGCGCCAATGCCTTGCGTGAATACTCGATTGCGTTTTTCCCTCAAACAATTGACTGGGATGAGCAAGACCCGTTGCTTGACATCATTTCTAAGGGCGAACTGATCGAGGCATCGATTTGTGTTCGTGGTGCAAACCCGGGCACCGAAACTCTCGACTTGCGCAGCCAGCCTGTTTGGCTTGATGGCAAGGACAATGCAGAAGCGCAGGCCGAAGTTACGCGACTTCGCTCATTGCGTAAGCGCAGTTTTGTCGTCGACCCGCTGCAAAAGTCGAACAAACGTGCAATATCCGATGAGGAAGCGCTCGACGCTGCTATCGGCCGTCACTTGCAGGGTGCTTTGCGCAAGATCATTGCCGCATCGCAATCGGGCGGGCTTGTGTTGACAGAAACCGCACAAGGCATCGTGCGCACTTTGAGCGATGAAGAAGTCGAGCCGGCGCCAGTAGTTGAACCGCCAGTTATTGAGCCAGTCGTTGAACCGGCGCCAGTTATTGAGCCAGTCGTTGAACCTGCACCAGTCGTTGAACCTGCCGCCGACCCGGCGCCAGTTGTCGAACCTGATCCTGCACCTGTTCTTGACAGCGTTGATTTGCTTGCCCATCCGTGGGCGCGTGACCTCGTTCGAGAGCAATTTGCTAGCGCTTCGGCAACGTAACCCTCGTGACCAAACGTCCTACATGGAGGCATTGAATGCTCGCCGAGACTGAAATCGTCCGATACCGTCAAGAGATCGCCACCTTGGAGTCGACGGCGGTCGCCAAGCGCGGCGCGGCCGACAAGCTCGTTGAAGATGTGCGTTCATCCGGCGTTGACCCGCTGCATGACGGCGATGCGTTTATGCGCATCGATGAGGCATACAAGGAAAGCGATGGACCTCGTGATGAGGCCATGGTGCTCCGTACTCGCCTTGACCGTTTGCTTGGTACCAACGAGGGTGGCGGCGCAGGTGCGGGCAATCCTGCAACTGGTCGCACCACTCGTGGCCGTGAATCAATTGGTTCACGTTTCCGCAGCAGCGACAGTTACCAGCGCGTTGCACAAAGCGGCGCACTGAAGATGAAGGACTCACGCGTTAATAGCGACCCGGTTGAGGTTGCAAGCCGTGAAGAATTCATGGATCTTCTTCGACAACGCACAACGCTCGACCTGGCAACAGGCGGCGCTTTGGTGCCTGAGGACATTCGTGCATATCCACCTGTCGAAATTCCTACTCGTCCGGTTGCTTTGCTTGACCTTGTGACGATGACGACCACTGAGTCGGACATCGTTGAGTGGGTTTTGCAGACAAAGCGCGGCGATGCCGCTGCCGAAACGCCTTACGGCACAGGAGCTCCAGAAGCCGATTACGAGTTTGCGCGTCAGACCAGCCAGGTGAAGCGCATTCCGCAATTCGTGCCTGCATCCAAAGGTATCCTTGCCGACCAGGCGCAAGCAGAATCACTCATCGATCAGCAACTGATTAATGGTGTGCGTTTGCGTCTTGAAGCGCAGATTCTTGCGGGTAATGGCCAGGGCGATAACTTGCTCGGCATCCTCAACACGGTTTACACGTTGCCGGACTTGTCGACGCTTGCGATTGGCTCCGTTGCTCGTGCAAATGCAGTAACCGGCCCACCTGCAGTTGCTGCCGAGTACAACCTCGACGCAATCCACCACGCAATTACAAAGGTTCGTCTTGGCTTGTTTCAAGACCCCGATGCAATTGGCCTGCACCCTGCAAACCTCGAAAGCATCATGTTGCAGAAAGACAGTTACGGACGCTACATTTTCGAGCCGTCCGCCGAACAAAAGACAATTTGGGGTTTCCCTGCTGTCTCGACGCCGGTGTTCACCGAGGACACCGGACTTGTCGGCAACTTCCGCATCGGTGCAAAGCTCTACATGCGTGAGGCATTGTCGATCGCACTGAGCGACCAGCACAGTGACTTCTTCATCAAGGGCCTTGTGGCTATTCTTGCTGAAGTGCGCGCTGCGTTCGTCTGCGAACAACCTCTTGCTTTCTCTGAAGTCACAAACCTGGCTCACTGATGACGCAAGAACTGCTTTACACGACCACCGAACGGGTCTATGTCGATGACACGCCCGTTCGTGGTCGTGGCCGCAGACTTTTGTACCCAGTGGGTGCGCTAATCCCTGAGTCAGAAGCACGGCGACTTGGTTTGATCAAGCGGACTGACGAAGCAAGCAAGCGGCCTGGCGATGCAAGCAAGCAGTCTGATGACGCAAGCAAGCAGTCGTCAACCGATTCCACCGAGGTCCGCACGGCGAAGGTGCCACGACCAAAAACCTGAGAGGGGGCGCGCGATGCGCGTCATGGTCGGCCAACCAGCCGTAGTACGGATCTACATCGAAAATGAAGATGGCGCACTGATCGCTGTTGATGACAATACCGATGTCGATGTTGTGGTCAACAATGGCGCAGGCGCGCCACTTGCAACCGGTGTTGGTGTTGCTGACTCAATGCATGTCGGCGTTTACCGCTTTACGCTTGCACCACAAGCGCGGCTCGACACCCTGGACGTAACCGCAACGGCAATGGTTAATGGCGTTCTTCGCATGTTGCGCGAAACCGTGCAAGTTGTCGGCACTCGTCTTGTTCCCAAGTGGCGTTTGGCACAGGATCCGGTGGCCGGCGTACTTGACCCGGTTTCGCTCGAGCTGGTGTTAGGCGCGGTTGAGGATCTTGTTCGCCAGACTCTTGGCTTTTCTGCTGTGTGGGAAGGCGTGCGCGTGAACTTCGATGAGCATCGACGCGGAGCGAGTGACAGCTATAACCCGATGTCCGGTATGTCGTATGGTTCACCTGGTGGTGAACGCTTAATTGTTCCGGGCGTTGCATATCCGCAAGAGGTCTATTCGCTCATTGTCAATGGGCAGGTTGTTGGCGATGAGGTTCTTGCCTCGATTCATCCAGGCAATGGTGCGCTGGTGTGGGGGCAATCCTGGCCGTCCGGTAACTATCAAATGTGGCTGACGCACGGCCTGGATAACGTGCCCGGCGATCTTGTTGAAGCAGCGTTCACGTTGTGTCGCTACGGTGCACGCAAATTGCCGAAAGCATCGAAAGACAACAATGCGTTTCTCTCTGAGCGTGCATCGTCGATTACGACTGAGGGCGCAACCCTGCTGTTCAGTCTGCCGACGCCAGATCGCCCGACCGGTTTGCCCGAGGTCGACGCAGTACTTGCGCGCTATCGCGATGAATCAGTGATCTGATTTCAGTTTGCAAGCAAGCCAGGCAACAAATCGTTGCAATCGTTTGTTGTTGAGTTCATTATCGAACCAAAACACGAATCGAACAAACGACTCTGGCCAAGGAATCGACATCAGTGATTGTTCTCGTCGTGGTCGTCGCAGTAGAGGTAACCATCGGGCCCGATGCGTGTCGCCTTGTGCGTATCCCATGTGTTCGACTCACAGAACATCTTTCCTTCTGTGATCATTTCCAGCACGATTGCCGTCTCTTCGTCTGAGCGTTGGTGCGGCACGGGTTCTTCTCGCAAGATTGGATGAACGTGCGCCTGCAGGTGGCCGACTCGGTTTCGATTCCACTCTTCGGCCTCAGCCATTTTGCGCTCAACCTTGACCGAATAGAGGGCTTGACCTTCAAGCGGCGCAGGGATGTTGGCGCAGCAGCGATCAGCCAGCCTTTCAGCTTGCCTCCTGGTGCGGAAAGATCCGAGATAGCCGATTGGCGCGCCAGTGAGATCGCGGGCCCACACGGTCCATCTGGGCCGTCTGAAAGGGGATAGGTGCCTCATTGCCGGACCGGTTTAGCAGATCTCAGGGCCATCTTGGGGCATTGCGACGATTGTGTAAATACTGTCGGGAATACCTTTACTTTTGTCGGGGTAATGCCGACAATTAAGGTATGGAAGCAAACAAGCAAGATTCAATCAATCCCGAGACCGACCCATCGTTGATTCCTGGTGCAATTTGTAACTGGTGCTGCGAGTTGTCGGCGACGGTTCGGGCGTCGGCTCAGTTTGGCGACAACGCTTGTGACCGGTGTGTGATGCTCGATCACGAAAAGAGCGGCGACAAAGAGCTAGACGAAAATGGCAAGTTGGTTTGCCCGTTTCGCTCCGAAGGTTGTCCCTGCACCTGGAGTCCGAGAAAGCCGATTATTACGCCGGTTCTTCAGGTCGTGGGGCTTATCGATAGCGTTATCGATGACCTTATGACCTCGCGGCGTTTGCTTGAGGGTGAAATCGAAGACGGAAATTCAGACCCACAAGTTGAGATGTTCCTGAATGACATTCGCAGAGCGCTTGCTGTTCTTGCCGGGCTTGGGCTGTGATGATGACCGACCACACAAATGACCCGTACCGCCAGGCTGATGCAAGGACGATCCTTGCTCAACTTGGCAAATGGACGGCAATGAGTATCGGGTTGCGAGAGATTCTTGACCTTGGCGACGGCATTCGTGGCCGCATCGGAATGAGTAACCCCTACTACAAGCTGGTCATCCGGCTCTATGTGAACGATACCTATCATGTGCAAATCATTCGTCGGGCGCGGCGTGACAAGTTCTGCACCGATTACGTCACCGAGTTTGATTCCAGTGAGGTCTACTGCGACCAGCTTTCGGAGATTGTGTCGAGTGCCTGGGCTGGCGTTATGGAGGCGAAAGGGCGATGAGCGCTTTCTTCGTTGTCGACCCGCCGCAGCTTGAGCGTGATGACCGGGTGCAAGTTCTATCTGGCTTGCATCGCGGGGAGCTGGGCACGGTCCTTTATGTCTGGCATGCGGGCGCCGAAATCCTGCTTGATGACGCAGGTCGAACTTGGTTTCATAGGGATGACCTCGAACTGGTTGTGGTTCTGTAATGGTTGTGGCCATGAAACACAAATGTGAGCCGGTCGGCATGCTTGAAATTGCCGAAATGCTGGGCGTGGATTCGGCGACCGTTTCACAGTGGTGGTATCGGACGCGCAAAGGCATGTTGCCTGTTCCGATGCCGGAGCCACGCTGGTTAGTCAGCGGTGGGCCTGCCTGGGATGGCGGCGATATTCGTGAATGGGACGCTGAGCGGCGCAAGCAGGCATTCAAGAGGCGACCGAAAGAGTAAGGTCAAGCGTGTCATATCGATTCCGGTGAAAAGCCCCTGGACTAATCCAGGGGCTTTTTGCTGTCCCGAGGCCGCTAGCCGATTCGTACCGTCCGTTGTGTGCCAAACACCACCGGACTTAAGACCATCTTTGGCAACATCGACGCGTCTGTCGAAGAAATGTATGGCGCAGCTCGAGAAGTCGTTATCGACGTTGGCACTGCGGCGGCGAAAGATGCGAAGCGTCTTGCGCCGATAAGTGAGCGCCGCACCGATCGTGAGGCCGGCGAGCTAAAAGAATCGATCGACGTTCTATCCGTAGAGACAACGCCACGCGGTACTTGGTGCACTTTCGGCACGCGGCTTTGGTATGCCGGATGGGTCGAACTTGGCACTTCCAAAACACGACCGCATCCATTTATGCGACCAGCGAAGGCAAAAGCACGCGCAACGATTCGACGCCGTTGTCGTGTGATTTTCAAGGCGCGTGTTCGTGCGTTGAAGGGGCTGTGATGGATGAGCCAACTTCTGCCGGCGCGGTCATTGAGTTAATTCTTAATGGCCTGTTTCCAGACATTCCTGTATTCCGCGATACGGATTTGAATGACTACCTTGGCGTGTTTCCAAACTTTCGCATTCACGAGGGTATTTCTCGCGTGCGCATGGAGGCGTCCGGCACTCGTCGCCCGCGCATGCAAGAGGAATTGCAAATTGACTTTTGGCAACAGTGCAGTGATGTAACGACTGAGGACGTTTCGGTTGTGCCTGCTATTGAGCAAGCGCTTGACGATTTTGTTTCGACACGCATCGGTCCTAACGGCACACTGATACGTCTTGTTTCCGAGGGACCAGGACGACACGACTTCAACGCGCAAACGCTCATTGTGCAAGACCTGTTAACAGTCACCGCCACGATGCAGCCCGCCAGCGCGCAACTGCAGGGAACAAACTAATGCCGTTTGTACGCGTGCCGCCAAACAGAGGTCCACAAATCGTCGTCACAAATAGCAATCGCCATTTATTCGACGTAGATGCCGATGGCCTTGTGCAGTGCGAAACGCAAAGCGATGCCGACTTGCTCGTCCAGTTGATCGAAGGAACTACGCACGTTCAATCCGAAATACCTAATGATTCCGTCAATGAGGAGAACACGCAATGACACTTGTCCACCAAACTTCCGTTTTCAACGTTGATGAGGCAGCGATCTACTTACTGCTGTCCGACCCTAAGGGCGGAACTGCAACGTATGGCGAGCGTATCGACTGCCCGCTGATCCAAAATGTTGCATGCAATCCTGACATGCTCAATAAAGAGCTCTACGGCAATGGTGCCGTGCAGGCTCGTGCAGCCAAGCTGCGCCAGCTGATGGCGACTGTCACCTATGGCGAGTTGGACTTCGATGCATTGAATGTGTTGAATGGTTCAACTATTACCGATGATGGTGTGACGCCTGATCAAACATCGACGCTTGACCTGACGGCTGATGACATTCCCAACTATTTCAGGTTGGAATTTCGCATTTTGCAAACTGACCTTCCCGGCGGTTCGCTCAATGTTGCCTTGCACAAGTGCAAGGTCAGCGACTTGGTGCTTGGTCTTGCTGCGAAAGAGGACTTTTCACCTCAGGCGTTTTCACTTGCAGCAATTCCGCGCAAGTCGGACCGCAAGATTGCAAGTCCAGTGCTCAACGAAACTGCTGCCGAGTTGTCAGCATGAGCGGGCTCGACGTTTCAAGCAACGGCGTTGTCGTCAAGTTGGGTGATGGTGAGCACCGAGTGCGCTTCCCCGTTCGCAGCATGATCGAAATTGAACGCCATTTCGGTGGCATAGAGGCGTGCATGGAAGCGTTCAGAGTGAACACCACAGAGGCAAACTTCGTGGTGCTCAGTCACGCTTACATCGATGGTGCAAAGTGGGATGACGAGCGCGTTGAGCTTGCAATGGAAGACGCTGCACAAATTGATCTTGCGATGAGTCTCGGCACGATTCTCATGGATCGCATGGCGTATGGCCATCCAATGAGTACGACCATCGATGCGAATTCAGTGGTGGCGAGTGACCCAAAAGTGAAAGCCGGCAACGGTTCGACTGGGCCGGCTTAATCACAGCAGCTTGCACGAACAATTTGGCACCAGGTATCGAGGCCGCGCTCGATCTCGAACCGTGCCAGATCCAAGCGTGTCTGAACATCATCGACGAGCGACAAGAGCAAATCGAAATAGCGCAAGGTCTGCCACCGCGCAGCGAGCGTTTGTCGCCGCAGTTGCAAGCGATCTTCGGACCTGGTGCGCGCAAGGGCACTGCTGCTGATCTAGCCGGGTTAATTGGAAGGGGTGTCTAATGGGCGTCGGCGACAGTCTGTTAGGCGAACTTTCAGCGCGCATTGGGCTTGACCTCACGGAGCTAAAAGCGAAAGCGGCCGAAGCGAAAGCAGAGTTTGCAGAAATTGACAAGTCTGCAGAAACGCATGCTGCAAAGACCGGTGCATCGCTCAAGACTGCCGGAGTTGCAATGGCGGCCGTTGCTGTTGTCGTCGGATTTGAGGCAGTTAACGCAGCGGAAAAAGAAGAAGATGCACACGCTCGTTTAGTCACCGCGCTTAAGAATACAGGTCACGGCTTCGACGAGTTCAAATTACAGATCGAAGAACAAGAAAAGTCGTTTCAGAAACTCGGTGTCACTTCGGCTGAGTATGAAGATGCGCTTGCGAAGATGTCGAAGTTTGTGCATGAGCCAGAAGAGGCAATGAAAGACCTCACTATTGCCAACGATGTCGCCGCTGGTTCACATCTCGGTCTTGAAGATGCGGTGCAAAAGGTAGGGCTTGCTGCTGATGGCAATGTCGGCAAGCTGAAAATGCTGGGTATCAATCTTGACCTCACGGCCGGAAATGCAAAGTCGCTCGGCACTGCTCAGGCTGGTTTATCTAAGGCGCAAGAGACTCTCGCTGCAACAACGGAAAAAGTTCACAACGGCCAATTGAAGGGGCCTGCCGCTGCTGCTGCAATGACCAAAGCGCAAGATGGTGTGAAGGCAGCGCAAGAAAAACTCAATCACGCAAGTGATGCTGGTGTTGTTGCTACGCAAGCACTCGCAGATCTATATGGCGGTCAGGCGCAGGCGCAGGCCGAAACGTTTGCAGGTAAGCAACGCAAGCTACATGCGCAAACTGAAGACCTTGCAGCCAAGTTAGGCGAGCGACTGATCCCGCAACTGATCAAGTTGATCGATTGGCTGAACAAGACCGCGGAAAACTTTGAAGCTGGCTGCGTAATCATGGGCGCTGGCTTTGTTGTAATCCGTGCGAAGTGGGATGAATGGTATTCAACTTTTGACGCCGGTCGCAAACAATTGCAAGCCGGTTGGTCTGAACTAACTGGTGATTTCAATCGCGGTTGCGCGCAGCTAAAACTTGGTTTTGAAATCATCGGTGGCGCGTGGACATTGCTTTCAACTGATTTCAAAGCAGGCAAGAAAGTTATCGCCGATGAGTGGAACACCTTGCGCACTGACTTTGACAATGGTGTCAAGGTGATTAAGGAAAAGTGGAACGAGTTCACTGGCAGCCTCGGTGCTGGCGCAACGGTTCTAAAGAATGGGCTGTCTGGTATGTGGGGCGGCTTGCGCGGTGGTTTCGAGTCTGAGGTCAACTGGATCATCGACAAGTGGAATGAGTTCGCCAAAACGATGTCGGTCCACATTCCGGGCACGAACCAAGACATCAGCATTCCGCAAGTGAATCACGTGAAGTTTCACCAGGGCGGACTAGTGCCCGGTGTGCCTGGACAAGAAACACAGGCCATCTTGACGGCGGGTGAGCGCGTTGTGCCCGTGTCGATGGCCGATCGTGGCGGTGCAACGGTGCATACCGAGTTGCACATTCACGGAAGCGTTGGCGACGAGGCTTTGCTTGCAAAGATCGAAAAGGCATTACGTAAGCGCGATAAACAACTCGTGACGATGTTGCGTGCAGGAGTGGGGGCGAAATGACCATCGCAACATTGCGACCGAATGGTGTTGTTGCAACGTCCGGGGCGCCGACAATTACAGGCGGCGGAACTTACGACAGCGCGACGAACGATAGTAGTGATGTGACGTATGTCACGTTCCCCGATTCCGGCGGTGCTCATTCTGTTGAGTTAACGTTCGACACGGTATCTATTCCATTGAATGCGCAGATTCGGTCGGTCACACCGTACGTTCGACACAATCAATCAACGGACCCGTTTATGGGACGCAGATTTGCAATGTCAGTCGATTTAACATCTTTTCCGGTTGAGCTACTGGCAAAGGTCGCAGGTTTTCAAACGCAAGCTGGCTTTACACGCGTTGCATCAAATGCGCCACGCTATTTCCCCGATTCCGGTAGATTGCCTGTTACCGCTACAACGTGGATTCAAGACGACATTGATGCGTTGTCGTTGCGAGTGTTGTTTCAATTGATCCCGCCGTATCATCCAGCGTTCGACGTTGCAGACGTTTGGATCGATGTTCTTTACAACGAGGCAATGATTCCTGTTGGCTCCGCTCCGAATGCAACTGTGGCAACAACGCAGCCGCGCTGGGAATGGACGGTTACCGATTCCGAAGGTGACCTGCAGGAGCGATTTCGGCTGAAGGTCTTTGCCGATTATCAATATGAGGCAGATGGCTTTGATCCAAACACAACCGCTCCGCTGGCGGATTCTGGAGAAGTGTTCTCGGCTGATGCGCACTGGACTGCGCCGGTTTCGTTTTACAGCGGGCACACTTATCGTGCATTCATCTGGACAGCCGACGCCGGTTCAAACGGGCGTTACAACACTGTCGCCGCATCGGGGCCTTATGCTTACGCAACCGTAGATCGCACTGGTACCGGCACACCACTTGCAGCACCATCGTTAATTCTTACGGCGCCGGCATCGCCCGGTGACCCTGTTGAGATCATCATCAATGGTGCAGACAATGAACTGTCGAGTCAAACCGCTGACTTTGAGGCGCCGACTGATGGCTCTGATGTTGGTGACTGGGTTGCAGTTGAAAACTGTGCGCTTTCGTGCTTGTCCGGTTTGTCAGATGCAAATAGTGGCACGGGTGTGATGCAGCTTGTAACGGATGTACTTGGTGACGCTTTGGCCTTAACTGCTATCGGCACCGATGGGGTGCCAGCTACGCAAGAGCGATTCGGTGCAGTGTCGATTAAAGCGGCGGTTACGTCGCGCCAGGTGCGGGCAGAATTGCACTGGTTTGATGCCGATGGGACAGAGATTGATGTAACTGTTGGCAACACGACTTTTGATGGTGCTGGTGTCTGGACGCAATGTTTTGTATTTGGATCGTGCATCTATCCGACAGATGCGCGGTACGTAGCGCTTGGCGTGAGAGTGTTCGGCGCTGTGGCGGGCGAGCATCACGAGGTCGACGCAGCGCGCGTTAGTCCTAATCCGATCAACAACATGCTGACTCCGGGCTTTGATTCCGATGCAAATAGTGACGGCCTGGCCGACGACTGGGCGCTGGTAAATACAAGCAGCGACCCCGACCCGATTCCAAGTATCGATCGCGTCAAAGTGTGGGGTGGTGTTGCGTCGCAGCGGCTCGACTGGTCAGGCAGCAGTGCGGAGAGAGGAATCGAGCAAACACTTGACATCCCAAGTGGCGCAGTGAAACTTATTCAGGTGTGGGTCGCGATCGAATGTGCTGTTACTCCGAACTACGTTCTTGTCTCGCATGACCATCTTCCCGATGTTGCAGGTGGGCCCGTTGCCATTCCACCGGATGGCGAGTTTTATCCCATCACGATGATGGTCACCAACACTGGCTCGTTCGGACTCGGCACGCTGAAGATCGTTTCTCTGCAAGGTGGCAC